ACAGTATTTACTGTTTGTTGTAGACCACTATTGGCACTCCAAATCTTAAGAGCACCTGCCTTACTAAACTGAATGATATATTTCTCTTGGTCATCACGAAAGATCGGAAACCAAGTACCATCAGCAACAGCATTAGCTAGCTTACTAATGCCCCGTAGTCCTGGGCGTTTAGTAAGACCAAGAGCAGTGTCTGGATAGAAATTATCACACGAGCGTAATTGCCCATTAAATTTATTGGTGTCGGGTTGTTGTGAAACACCACCAATTAGGTTTCCAATCTTTTGTGAAATGGCTGCCATTATCGTGCAATAGTACGGAACGGAGTATAAGAAATGTAGAAGTTTTGACCAGTCTCAATCCCAAAGATATTAGCCTCAGATGTATTTGTATCATAAGCAATACAGTTAGCCCTGAGTATTCCTTCATCTTGTTGGTTAAACTGGAACATCTCCTTTGATCCAACCACACTACCCGCAAACACACGAGCTGCTCGTTGGGCGATGTAATCCTTAAAGACCTGAGGAAGATCCTCAAATGGGAACAACCATACCACATCACATAGAACAGGACTTACGACCCATGTGGTAAAACTATGGCTGATCTTGTCGTAGAGTTTACCGCCTCTAATCACAGTTTGATACTGTTGGACGTTCTCGTATTTGTTGTCTGACAATTGGAGAACATTATCAGGAATGATAATCTCATCATCTGAGTTAGGAGTAAAGGGGTATTTGATTTCAGTATTGAAATGCCAACCTTCCCCTTGAACTTCCCGATTAACAGAATCAAGGATTGATAGAGCTGCCGCAATTTCTGGGTTAGAGGTATCAAGCGACACCACTGGTGCCTGCCCGATAGCCGTCAACATCTTGTTAAGAGCTTGGAGTTGAGTCGTCATAATTCGGACAGGTAATTAAAAGGAAAGGAGGTAACCTTTAATAAGCTACCTCCTAATTAAAGCCTAATTTAAATCAAATTAGGAGATCCGTCATCAGGTGTTACGGAAAGCACCGGCAACGCCGACGCGAACAGCACCACAACCATAGGCCAGACGGCCCACGATCACATCGCCTTGATAGATCACCTTGGTATCAGCACCCGTGGTTTGCACAGAGGGGCCAATAGCCTCAACGACACCAGCAGCATCGCGGTGGAAGATCAAACCACAGCTGTTGGTGAAGTCAGTAGCAATACCATAGGTGTTGTTCTCACCAGTCACAGCAGCAGCATCAATAGCAGCGCCAGAAGCCGAACCATACTTCCCAAGGAAAGGGATGTTGTTGGACTTCTTGATGGAGATACCAGCGATCTCATAGAGACCATCACCAGAGTTCAGGCTACCACCGGCAGCACCGTACTCACGGTTAAGGATATTGGTATCAACCTGAGAGATCAGGGCGTAGTACTGACGGGGGCTCAGAACAGCCACGCGGCCATCCTTAGGAGCAGCCACTTCATCAAGACGGGCAGCAGCTTCAAAGAAGCCATCAACCAGTGCTTGAGCGTCATATTCCTTGGAAGCACCAAGGTTGATTTGGAAGCCACCAGGCTCACCGGTCACAGCAGCCGAAGCAGCAGAGGCTTTGTCCAGAACGCGGAAGATACGGCGATCATAGAATTCAGCCAAGCTTTGACCAATCTGACGGGCGATAGGGCCACGAATGTCATACTGGCTCATGATCTCGTCGAGGTTATCAACGAAAGCAGATGCGACCAGCAGATCATCCAACGAGATGGTGGTTTCAGCTGCTGCTGGGTTACCCGAACCGAGGATGGGCACACCAGGAGTGCGATAAGCAGCGGTGATACGGCCAGTGTGAATGAATTGAGCTTGCTTACCACCACGCAGGGTCCGGTTCATCACCAGATCCTTAGCAATAGTAGAGTTACGGAAGGCTTCATAAACCTCACCCGTAAAGAGCTTCAGGAACAAGTTAGTCCGCTGAGCATAAGTAGGAGATTGGCCGCCCGCTTTGTTAGCGGCGCCAAGATAAGATACGGTAGCAGTCATTAGGATACTCAATAAAAAGGATTTATAACGATTACAAGTACTTGTATTTGAAGATAAGGCAATAGATGTGTTGTATTGGGTGTCCACCGCAGCGGGCCAATACTCCAACCGGTTGGTTTTTTAACGAGGTATCCTTCCTCAATAAGAAAGGGGGTCCTACTCCGAGGTGCCCCCAATCCGTTTTAATTTAGTCGAGTCACGAAGACCCTACCAACTCCAGAGCTGGTCAGACCGATCTTGTCAGCCGCACCTTTACTTAGATCAAGTCCCCTGCCATGAGCATAAGGACCACGATCATTAACCCGAACAACGGCACATCTATTAAAACAAACCTTGAGGCGTGTTCCAAATGGTAGTGTCTTGTGCGCTGCCGTAAGGCCGTTTTGATTATATCGTTCACCATTGGCAGTTAGGTTTCCGTGGAAACCAGGACCATACCAAGAGCTAAGAACAGACAGTGTAGTTAGAAGAGGAAGCATGATGATTTTGCAAAGGACTTTTATATTGCTTACGGCGCATCCATTTTAGTCGACTAAAAAAGGTGGCCTGTCATCCCGACGGTCACCATCATTTTAGTTAGAGCAAGTCGCCAGAACTAGCGAGCTTTTGTTCAACATCAAAGCGATACGCAGGATCAGTACGATACCTACGGTCACTAATTGCTGAGGCCAATTCAGCGTTGGAACGAAATCCCTTAACAGTAGCCTTAGGTGCTTTACCTGAGACTTGTTGGCCTTCAAATCCTACGGAATCTTTGTATCGTTGATTGAGGGATTGAACAGCGAAGAAAATAGCATCCTTGTTACCGCTATTGACAACGTTATCGTAGGCAGCAACTTCCTCAGGTTTGAGGTTATCGGCAGCCCACGCCAACGTGTCATTATAAACATCCTGTCCCCCGACAGAATCAACAATTGTCTTAGCAGCATCAGTAGAGAGAGGCTGTGACTGAGCAATAGGATTATTCTTTTGTAATTCAAGGTAAGCTTCGATGAGTTCTTCCGAAGGCATCTCCTTAAGCTTTTCAATAGTCTCTGGCTTAAGTTGATTATCATTAGAGTAATACTCTTCTGATGCCTCCTTTAGGAAGCTGACTCGTTTGGATACCGGGGACTCAGTTTCATCCTGGGTAGCGTCTTCGGACTCATCACTCTCGTTTTCATCTGTCGAAGAGGACTCATCGGTTTCTTTCTGACCTAGTTTCTTTTGAAGTTCTAGGTATGCTTTTTCAAGGTCTTCTGCTGATTTGAATTTACCAGCATACTGAGAGTGTTCTTGGGCTTCAAGTTCACTGCGGCGATATTGATCAGCGGCCTCAGCTTCTTGTTTTTCAATTAGCTGACTACCTTGTTCCATAAGACGTAGCTCTTCGGTTTGTCGAGCTGACGTAACATCTGGATCAGTAGCATCAAAAACAATTTCAGACATTTGGTTTAGTGAATGGTAATAGAAACGCGGCCAACACCAGGAGAGGTGACTTTCACATCACCATATTTGAATTGATCCTTTGGTGTTAGCTTTACCGGAGCCGGGTCAGTCTCATTGGGGAGGCTGTCCTGGGGCTGGCTGGCCGGTTGCTTGCGCTGTTGAATTGACGACATTTTGTAAGGCTTCAATAGAATCAGGGTTTTTGGTTGGGTCCATCATCGGGGCTTTGGCTAGCTGTCCTGCTTGTCCCATCAAACTTTGGGTCATTTGCATTTGCTGTGCCTTCTGCATTTCCTGTTGACGCATGTCAGCAGTCTTGACCAGCTTGAGGGTATCAATGCCTTGAGCAGCAGCAAGACGCTTAACGGCTTCCTCTGGATCAATGTATTGAGCCATAGCTTCTGGACCAAGGGCTTGTGAGATTGTCTGAAGGAACATCATGAGTGATTCACGATCTTGCCCACGGCCAATGCCCTCAAGGCCAGCAATGATGGTTGGGTAGACAATACCCTTTGGTAGTTGTGGTAGTTCCTTGGAACGTTGAAGGGTAAACAGTTTCCGTTGGAGGTACGGGCGAACGAGTTCTACGGTAAGGTTACCATAGATTCCACCAAGCTGCTCGTTAAGCTCCTGCTGGGTAGCACGGATCTCTTCGGCAGTAGTGCGTTCGCTTTGACGTACCGTAAGGATCAGGAACGCTTCTGACAGCCTCTGCGTGAGGGACTGGATCATTTGATAGGCACTACTGAAGTCTGCCTGCTTGCTCACTTGAACAGCAGTAACATCCTCCGCACGGCCCTGAATGATTGCTCCATTGCCTGCCTTAGCAAGCGTACTGGGCTTCACAGTGGCTGCTGGGCTTACCAGGAACACTACCTTAGCAGCAGCAGCAGAACCCTCTACCATGGCTTGCATGAGCCCCTCAAGGGACTTCAGATCACCAAGGTACTCTTCGATACGACCACGCCCATAGTCTTCCCCATCAACCACATTAAAGCGGAGGGGTAACCAAGGGGTAGTATTTTTTGGAGCCTTACCAAGAGAGTCAGGAAGAATCTTCCCTTCTGCTTCTTGTCTCCATCGCCACTGTCCATCCTTGAGCTTAGCCCAAGTGTAAACAGCAACTTCATTTTCACCAACAGTAACATCAACA